TCTCTTGATCCCGGTATTGCGTCCATGCAACGTCGCAAGGACGAGTTCAGCTTCGCGACGGCGACTCTCTCTTTCCTCGGGGTGATGTGTCGAGGCGGCTGCAAGTACCGTGTCCAGGTCAAAGGCCCCGTCGGTGTCTTTCCATGTTTTGTAGAGTGATTTTTGTCTGGTGTTGAGCTTGGCAACATCTACTCCATTCTCATCAAGCATTTCTGGCCTCCAATGGCGTCTGGATACGTTGACGAGTTCGCATGAAATAGTAGCCGTGCAGGTAAGCTGATAAGTCATCTGGCATATGGCCTCGGGGAATCCTCACTTCGGCCCATTTAGCTGCAATAAGTCTGTCAGCAGGCATCTGTTCAACTACGGGAATATTGTGGGCGGCTCCTGCGCCTTTCACCATCCCGATGACCTGTAACGCTTCACCCAAGTCGGCTCGTTTAACCTGTTGATTGGGAATATACTTCTCGATAATCATCCATTTGATTGGTCCCTTGACAATGGATCCAACGTACAACTGTGTGAGTTCAAGACCAAGGGTACGGATGGAACGCAGGTGCTCTCCGGTTTCCCAATTCCAATATGAGATACCTGTATTCTTGCCAGGATCGAATGCCACCACATCATAGGGCAGCATTATCGATTTGAGTGTGTCTTGTTCTGACATTTCAGTCCCAGCCTTCTCGGAAAGCCTTCCACCATTCCTTAAATAGTTCACGATGTAGTGCTGATTCTGCGTTGTGACGCTCATAGATATAAAGTTTTACTAGCCAGCCTTTGCCAAACTCAAGCATGACCGCCAACCTCTTTTACTTCAACTCGGAAGTGGACGCCGAAGTCGAAATCTTCTTCGACGTTTTCCATGACTCTTTGGATTTCGGGTTTGTACCGTTCAACTTCTTCCCTTTTGATTTCAAACCAGACTGAGTCGTGGACTTGGAGGACCATCCGGCACTCGTTGGAGCAGATTTTGTCGAGGGCAAGCATCCGCCTTTCAACAATATCGGCCGCGCCTCCTTGGATAACAGAGTTGAGCGCCTTGTGACCCTCTCTAGCAACGCTAGAAAAGTGCCTAAATCTTCCACTCCAAGTATCAATTTTTCTAAATCTCTCAACTGTTGCTTGCGCTCGCTGACTGGCAATCCGAAGCTCGGGATACAAGTCATAGAAATGCTCAATGTGTCGGCGTGCTCCCTGCTTATCAACTCGAAAGACGTATGAAATCCTGTCGGCTCCTGCACCGTAGCTGGTTGAGTAGACGAACGTTTTTGTTCTGTCACGATCCCATCCAAGTTCTTTGGACATCTGTTTGAAGATGTCGATGTTTTCTTCTGCATTGAATAATTCGAGCAGCGCTGGCTGGCGAGCATATGCAGCGTTGAGTCGAAATTCCAGTTGAGAAAAGTCAGCTTCTAAGAGAACGTAATCCTCTTCCGGGATGAAACATTCCTTCATCCTGCCGTTCCAGGGTTTTGCTCCGGATCGGGGAATCTGCTGTAGGTTCGGCTCTCTACATGACAGGCGACCGGTTTTCGTACCGTGGAGCAGAAAATGGGGTCGGAGACGTCCGTCAGGCGACAGTAGAAGCACGTAGGGCCGGTAGTTTGATGAAACGGACTTTTGCCATCCACGGTATTCCAGGATGAGTCGCGCGGTGGGGTCGTCGAGGTCCGCGAGAATTTCTTCGTACTCATCCATAGCCTCCTTATTGAAGGTAGGCTGGCCCGTCTTGGGATGATATTTTTGTGGAAGTCCGAAATCGTCGATGAGAAGCTTCTGTAGATCCTTTTGCTTTGAAGGACTAATACCGTCAAGCTCCCACTCGCGGATCGAAAACATACGATCCTCGCCGATAGCAGCCATTTTATCACATAGCCCTGTATCGACAGAAACACCAGTCCTCTCCATTTTATTGAGCAGACGCACCATCTTTTCTTTGTGTTGCCATACAGGTAACTGGTTCTCAGCTTTCATCTTGAACCGCAATACATCCCACAACCTGAGAACCAGTTACCTGTATGGGGCCCCGTACTCAGCCATAAGCTCTGGTGGCATCTGCTCCCACCCATAAGCTTTTAGGGCCTTCTTGAAGCGCTCATCGTCCTTCTTGCTGTCACCGTGCAGGTAGACCCGACTACAGGCGTTGAGACTCTTCTCTTGGGGATAGTTCTCGTTCACCAGGTGGGCTGCGATCATTGCGCAGACAAACTTTGTTCGAGATGTATCAAGTCCCAATGTGGACAAAGATGTAAGGTCAAAGCTCGCGTTGAAGAATACGCATACCCTACTGTCAAGGATGCTTTGCAAATCTCGCAGGAAATGACGCAGTTCGTAGTTTTGAGCCCCGACGATGTTCGGGTGGCGGAATGGAAGATACACTGCCTCAACACCCCTTGCGGAGTGATAAGCCAGGCTAACCCCCATACAGTACCCTCTACCGTCACGAATGTCCTTACCGTTTGTCTCCGTGTCTATCGCTACCAGCGAACCCGAGTCCAAAGCTCTCTGTACTAGATCCCTGGCGTCTGCCTCGGGAATGATTCTGGTGGCGATCATGCCCCTTAAGCATCCTTTCAGTGAAGTTCTCAGCACCATCCAGGTCTTGAATGTCGAAACTCAGGTCGTGTCCGCGTTCGACAATGAAGGGGTCAGGTTCGGGTCCGTATCTGATTTTGGAGCACTCCACTTCGATATATCCCTTGGATTTAGTTTTGAAGAAAGATAATAAAAAATCAACCTCGGCGGAGAGAAAACGAGATCCGTATAGTGAATTAAGCGAATCCCGCTTGTCCTGGCTCTGGCTCTTTCGGCTGTGGTGAACAAATACCAGAGTGATTTCGTTTTGTTTCCGAAGGCGTGATGTGTAGTCATTGAATGCCCTCGCGGTATCTTCATCACTCAGACTCTTGTACGTAGACTTTGACAGACTGTCCACAATTAACACATTTGGCTTGTATTGGTCGAGTAGACTCTGCAACGCTTCCCGGCCGTCTTTCGTATCCAGTGGCAAAGTAGAAGCTAGTGGCGCTAGCATCAGGTTGCTCTCGATCAGCACGTTGTCGTCTAACGAGCGTGTGCTCTCCGTGGCACTTAGAAACAACTGCAACCCTGCGTGTACCATCTCTAGAGATAAAAACAGTACACGAAGGGGGGTCTTTGTCGTGTTCTGCCATTGAAGGAAATCCTTTCCTGTGCTGAGGCATAGTGCCATGCGCAGGGCAATACCTGTTTTCCCGACACCTGGGTCACCAGCAAGAATTCCGTAGCCGTTCTCGGTCAGGAACTCTTTGTAAACCCATGCCATTTCGACAAAGGTGTCCATAAATTCACGATAGGAGTAGACAACTTTAGGCGCTTCGCCTTCGACACCAAAGAGTCGTGCAAAGTCTGGTATATCACCATAGGGGACTTTACGGCGAGCACGCTCAATAAGATCAGCGTAGCGTCGTAGTTTATCTGAACGCTTGAAATACAGACCCCATCTTTCGTCAAGGTCCGAAATGATCGCAAAGATCCCTGAGTCGTCCAGACCCGCTTCGGCTGCCTGGTAGGCAAAAGCCATGTAGGCGTCTGACCGTTTGCCAACTTCCACGCTTGGGCCGAAAAAAGATGAAAGGAATTTGTCGGACCAGCGACCTCTAGCGAGAGCTTGCCCAATAGTCGGTATCTTCGCCAGGTCGAGCTTGTCGTAGATGACAGTACGAAAATCCTCAGTGACCTGGATGAACGATGTCGGGTAGGTTTTCTCAGACTGTTCCTCGACACGAACGTCGTAGGCACGCTTCCTATCCTTGGAATAGCCGTAATTTGTCGTGTACGGTGGCCTGAGAAGTTGATTGGCGTCCCAACCTGACGTATCCGCGTTAAGTTGATAGGCGAGTTGACGATTCCGTAATTCCAACTGTGGAGTGTCATTGATGAATTCCTCTAATACCCAATAGCAATGCTGATTGGACGGTCCGCTAGTGCGGACGCGCATAGAGGGAGCCAGGTCCTCGGGAGCGTGTCGGGTATTCCAAGAGGCGGGAGCGTTGCCGTCAAAATCGACCCAGCAGACCCAAGAGCCCTTTACGTTGTCCCGCTTGAATGACGTGTTAGTTTGGTAAATTGCAGGTGAGAAGAATACTTCGTGCTGGGTGCCGTTCTCCGTCAGAACATGGTTGATAATGTTCTCCTGGCCCGCAGGCCAGGGGAACATTACCCTTCTCATTCGGATTGCATCTTTGTCCATAGACGCAATACAAACGTAACCACGGGTGTTCTTCCAAACAGTTTGGAAAAATTCCCGGAGGCCACTTCTCGACATGGTTAGTCCTCATCGGTGTATTTCGCCAAGACAGCGAGAATAGCGGCGGATAATTCCGGCGCGAGTCTCCTGGTGGCTAATGTATATCCGGGAGGCAGCGTGTCGGGATGCGGTTTGAGATGGCGCCTCTTACTCAGGAGAGGGTGTATAGGGTTGTCGGAGTCAACAATACAATTCCAACACAGTGACTTAGATAGTACCTCTCGGTGGTGCCAAAACCAGTGAAAGTATTCTTGACCGCAGCCGGTACAAATCCGTTGATACGGGAACCATCCGCCACATCGACCACAAGTAGGTGGTAAAGGCATGTGCTCGGTATATACTCCCGCATCCAAGTCATCGAGGATGGTGTAAACTTCATCGGTGTATTTGAATGAGGAGAATTTAGGTCCTTCACAGCTACACACCTTGTCTGCAAAATAGCTCACGTCTTGCCGCTACGGAAGTAGTTGGCATCACTGATGAGCGTATCGACCTTACCCATGCGGCGCCTGTAGTTCAGGGTGCGGGGATCAGCCTCCCATTGCGCCGCTGTCTGATTGAATGGACTTGTCGGATGGTCAGGATCACCTGTCCAGTTTTGTACCTGCCACACATCGGCCACAAGGTCGACAGGGTGACTGGTCCGCCGATAAGCGTCCATGAACTTCTTGGTTGCTGTCGGAATGTCGAGAATTTCAGACATTGGCCCCCACCAGCGGGGGTCCTGTTGAAACACACCAAAGGTCTTATCTCGATCGTTTGCACGATTGTCGAAATCAGACTCGGCGTACGCCACTAGAATTGCAGCCCTAGTTTCACGGTCAGTTGCCCCGATAGCTTTAAGGGTTGCCAGGACGGTAGCCTTATTGGCGTCACGAATGGCCGGAGTTACTGGTGGTTGAGGTTCCGGCCCTACTGGTTTTTTACTTCCTCGGCCCACTTCTTCATGTTCAATTCCAGCCGCGGCATAAAGCCAGCATTCAGCGCTGCCTCAGGGTTCTGGACCGCATCGACTCCAAAGTGAATCCTGATACGCTTGTCAATCTGGCGATCAACCATCGCCTCTAGACGTACGAAATCCTCTTCCTTCATTTCATCTTCCTCTTCCGGAGGCGGTGGCGGGGGCGGTGGTGGAACTGCCCCATTGATATAGCCTTGGATGATAATTCGTTCCTGGGCAAGTTCCTGTCGCCAAACACTGTAGTCGAAACCAGGCTTAAACCAAGGGTCCTGTTTACGCCCTTGTGGCGTAGCTTCGATCTTATGGAAGGTGACGAAATCGGAATTGCGCCCTTCTACCTTGCAGACAGCAGCAAGCCCCCGCCGAATTGAGGCGAGGGAGGTAGGGCTATAGGCTTCGTTTGCGGTATGATCGGATTCGATCCCGACACAGTTAGAGCTAGTCAGTGGGCCACGCACAACACCTGCATGAGAGGCATAGCCTGACCCAGCGAAACGCCATTGACCAACGTAGTCAACCCAAATCTGTGCAGACGGATTACCTGCATCGTAGGACTGTTGAATCCAGCCCCAGCCACCGGGTGTCGCGCCGGATGGCGTGGCATCGTGGTGCCAGAAAACTCCTTGAAGTGGGGATGATAGGTTACCTTTAGGTCGATTGGTGCGCCAGCCGGGCCGCTCTAGGACAGGCAGCCCGACTGAACGCAACGCATCCGGCCAATCAAGAATGGACACTCATTTTGTCCTCACGCCTTGCTTAGCGTAAAAGGCTGCAACCTCCAACTCTTTTACGCAAGCCTCCGTATATGGGATATCTCCTAGTGTAGCATATACCCATGCAGCAAGGTTTTGGAATCGAGTATTAATCTCTTCTTGCATTAATCGCTTATTCCCACGGAGGGGAGAATCAGTGAATGCGTGCTCGAAATCTCCTGCTCTCATAGTCCTTCCTTCTCAGGAACCCCCATGACCCAGCCGTTGTCATTCTCAAGAGCGAATCCGTAGGGATGAGTGGCAGCCCATCCGGGGAGTACCAGTCTGTCGGAAATATCTTCATCATTTTCTTCTTGGGCAATCTCAATGAGGACATCCCGGATTGTCTGGATGGAGTTGTCTCCGTCAAACAGGTGATCAGCCTTCCAAGGATTGATGCCCAAGAGTTCAACTGCGTACTCCATGATGTCACGATGTGAGCCATCAGAAAGTTTCACAAATGTAGTATCGTTCCAATCGCGAGAGAAAATGGGGCTGGCGTTGCCCAGCACTGTAGCGGCATGTCCGGCGAAGCAGAACGCACTTGTGCATGCGTCCCCACTGACTGTTTTCATCTTCCTGCCCCAATCACCCTGGAACCAACGTTCCGGATTGAGGCAGATGATATCCCAAATCTTAACTGCGCCATCAATGTTCATCAGAGTTCGTCCTTCACCTTGTTCTCGTCAACGGTGTATCGGAATCGAGCCATCTCTTCGTGAATGCTGCGGATCATTCCGTTCGGGTACTCTTCGGCCCATGCCGGAAGTTCGAGTTCAAGCACGTCGCCCTGATCCGCCGCATACTCCATGAGCAAGCTACGAATGCGCTGGATTGAGTTGTTGCCGTAGAACAGTTCACTTGCTTGCCAGTGGCTGAGTTCAAGCTTCTCTGCTGCATACGTTTGAACTGACAATTTTGAGCCGTCTTGCAACTCAACATGGGTAGCCTCGAAACCAAGATCGTAATTGTAGCTGTCACTCTGACAGATATCACAGTTACAGCCATCAAGAGCTGAGGTAGTGTAGCCCCACAGCACCTTGACTTCCTTATTGGAAGCAACGTGTCCAGCAAAGCAGAACGCTGTACTGCACTGAATGGGAAGCTCGACAGTGCCATCCTTGGGAGCGACCTTGCTGGCCCAGGAGTGCTGGTTCCAAGCAAACGGCTCTGCACAAATCTTATCGTAAACCTTGGTAACTTCAGTGATGTTCATTACTTGCCTTTCTTAGGCTGTTTGTATTTGTAGGTGGTTCCTGCTAACCTACTGCCTGGGCTTGCTCGGGCAGTCCAACTGTCCGACTATGCGCGACGGGCAAGGCATAGGCGGTTCAGTCCCCAGGCCCGCTCAAAACTCACATGCCGTAAGCGTTCTCAGATTCCGTACCCATGAATTCAGTCATGGCATCATCTGAGGGTTCGCCCCTCGACAGTCCCACAAGCTCGACACGCTTATAGCCATTCTTGTCCATCTTTACCTCAACAATGACCTCCGTCCCGACAAGCAGATCGGGGTTCTCAGAAACCTCGTCCCACTCATCCCTGGGGATTTCGAGCAATTGGAGCGTCTTATGGATTCGGCCCATATTGCGGTCCTTGCCCTCCTCATCCTTTGCCGTGAGGAAATGAACCAAACGCTGGTTGCGATTTCCCTTTGAGAACGTGATCACCCAGCCCGGATATTCGGCCTTGCCGATCTTCTCCAAGGCAGAAGCAGAAATGACTGCCTCAATTCGGTTACCTACAGGCAGACCAAACGGGTCAATGTCAGCGCTCTCAACATCTTCGGGATCAAAGAATCCCATATTACTCTACCTCCACACCTTCGGTGTTATCTTCGGCCTCTGGATCTTTCACTGCCGTAGCTTGATCAAACACATGATCTTGCTCGTCAGTCGGCAACTCACCCTTTAACCATTTGAGCGTTGCACCTAGAAACACATCAGGATTAACGATCGGGGTGTCAGCAAATCCTCCTACTCTGGTCTTAGCTGTGCAGGTGTCGGTAGAATGCACCTGAATGGATCGAGTGTACTTCTTCTCCTTTCTGTTCCAGTAGTTCTCTAGATAACCGATGGTGTGTAAGGGCCGACGGAGGTCCCTTCCCACCTTTGGTTGGAATGCAGGGGAAATGCGTTCGAGTCCTGTCTTTGTCTTTTCGTATCTGTAGTGGCTGATCATGATGAAATGAACTAGGTCTAGCTGACTGTAGATATCCACAGCCTGTCGGAACTTATTTCCTGCGATCAAAAAGTCGGGGAGGACGGGTTGATTAGGATCCTTTCCCTCCTCTTTAAGCGATCGACCGTACGTCACTACGTCGGTGAACTGGTCGAGCATTGTCGAGGCTTCGTCCCACACTACGCATTTGAAGTCGAATCCCGTCGCGCGCGCTCTAATAGCCTCTGCCATAAGAAGTAGGTCGTTCTCACCTTTGTATGGGAGTACGGTAATTTTTGGAGCAAGCTCTGCAAGGAGCTTAGGATGATTGCGTACTGAAAGATAGCCCTGGCCAGTGTCCACATACAGAATTCTTCCCTCGGTAAGTTGGTTGGCATGAGCGAGGGCGTACACGGTTTTACCGGAGCCAGTATCGCCATAGAACAATGCCAAATACCTTGCGGGGATTTTACCGATATCGGTCTGTAGTGCAGCCCGGAGCTTTGAGAATCTATCTTTAGTCCCTGGGGGGCTTCCTGCGGTAGTCATGCCCGATGTAGAGGCGTCGATCGTCACCATTCAAGTCTCCTGCACAAATTCGAGAGAAGCTGCATCGGTCGCAAATCTGGCCGTTGGCAGCGCGAACAATATTTTGCTCCCACTTCTCGACACCCATTGCCTTTAGTTCAGCAATGCGTTCTCCAACTGCAACCTGCTCCTCCATAGTAGTGAGGACTCGTTGGTCAGTGATCGGTACTTCCTGTCGGCGAAATTTCAGGGCAGGCCGGCCCCTGTTCTCTTTTGTCTCGTAGTAGCGCAGTTGATTATAGCGCGCTCGGGCGACAGGGTAGCCAAGGATTCTAGCACCGGCGAGGTACATCGGCAGTTGGGGCGAGAGGTCCAGTGCTGCCGGATTGTAGAAATTGTAAACGAACTTGTGATCCCAAACTTCAATCCCCGATCCGGGTACGCTGACAATGATGTCGATGACGAACTTAAGTTCGTAATCATCTGCAACCTCAACTCGGTATGGTTCCTCAACGGCAATTACTCTAATCGTATCTGCTTCATTCTCGAACGTGTCGAAATACTGTTGGAGCAGTAGCTTAAGACCTGGACGAATTGCAACTACCTGATCCAAGTCATCATGCTGTCGAAAGATGTCATTCAGGCCATCCTTCAACGCATAGTCTACCGCAACCTGATGAGTCTTGCCCTCTTTCAGGGCCTGATAATAGTACGCCAGGGCGTTGTGTCCGACGATTCCCCGAAAGAGGGCATCGCTCATCTTGGTGCCTTGAATCTGCAACCCTTTTGAGTAGAAATGTGCCCGTTGGCACCGTCGAAATGAGTCGGTTTCGGAATGGCTCGAATCAATCAACATCGGGGCGTCCTTAAGTTGTGTCGAAGCTAGTATACCAGATCAATCGTCGCTTGTCAAGGCCCCAAGATATGCCTGGTACCTTGAAATAACTGTCTCCGGAGTATCATTGCCATTATGACAAAGTCGTAAGATTTCCATCTTATAGTCAAGCGACAGGCGGTAGGGCGACGGCGTTGGTTCTGGATCACTCATAGCGGCCTCTCTTTTTCTCTGGTGACTTGAACCAGATCAGAAAATTGTCACGATCGTCGTCGGTAGCTATCGTAATTCGATCGTGAGGCTTACACTCCCCAAACTGAGGGTCGGGGAGCCAGGGCTGTCCTGCGGCGGGTCGGTCATCTTTCCCCTTACCGTAAAACTTATCATTGCAGACGTGCCATCTTCGGTGGCATTGGCGGCATATCCCGTGTAGATTATGTCCGAGTTCACTGTATTGATCGTCATTGTTAATGGTAGATTTGTCAGGGCCGTGGTGTCGATCAACTGCTTGATTGCCAGTACAGCCGACGATTGGTTGAATGCCTCCACCAGCGTATTTAAGACTTTGCCACTGGCATTGGATGGTGGCAAGGAACTTATCCGGCAAGAGTGCCGCTGCTCGTTTACGACCAGTTGAAAGCACGTCGTGCATATCTTCGCCCATCTTGGGCTTGGCCCCTGGTCGCCCTCTCTCGGGAAGTCCTGCAAGTGAAAAGCTGTCAACGAATCCCTCTCCTCCGCAACAACATTCCTGGCCCTCCATATAACAAAGGTCATGAAATCCTACTGCACAATACTGACAGATAAGTTTCATGCTAGTATACTACTCCAAGGTTAGAAAAAAGACCCGGCATCCCCTGGGGAGCTAGGGGGACTTGACTCCCCAGGGGCACCTTTTGTACTGGCGGGCCAACCAGTAGGTCTAGCCCGATTGTACAAAACTTTGCGGGTCTTGTCTACTTCTTCACTGACCGATCCTTGTTCCCATCGCTCTTTGCCTTCTCTCGCTTATCGGGTGCGTTGGGGTTGTCTCGGGGGTCAACTGATCCCGACATGCTCGAGTTCTCTGTAACTGCATCATGCGCCCGGAGAAGCTCCTGCTTCACCAGACCAAGCTGTGAATCTTCCTGGGCCGTATCGCCATCACGGTTGCTTGGGGGGACGTAACCCTCCCACTCTTCGACCTGTTCCTCGCTGCCCTTGGTGTCCTTGCCGTCTGAACGTGATCCCATTGACTTAAGGATTTCGTCCTCTGTGGCTCGGTAGCCCGTACCGTAGTCAGCGACGGGAACGTACTCAACGCTCTCGTCGGGGTTGTGGACAACAACCTTGTCTTTATGTACCATTCTTTGTCACCGTTTCCTCGGTAATGCCGGGGCCATTCCCCCCGACGCCTGCGGTTGCAAGGGCAAGCACAACTGAATACAAGGCCGCGAATCCGGCCGCACTAAAGGACGCTACCCAATCAATGTCCAATAGGCCCATGCCGTTCACAGACCAAAGAGCGGCAAGCGCCCCGGCGAATGAACGGACAGCGCGCTCTAGGGTGGAGAGCCAAAAGGCACCCGTGGTAATTACGCTCATGGCTAGAGTATACCACGACTACTTCTCCAATTCCTTTTGTAGCTTCCGATTGTAGATGAACTCTAGCTTTTTAACATCATCATGATTACTGTAGCGGATACGCATTTTATCAGCAAACATGGAGTAGAAAAGAAAGGCTGTCGGAATTCCAAACATAAAAAGGGCTGTAAGAACAGGAAGAAGAAATATCGATACGGAAGTACCGATCATGCTAACGACGCTCAGGGCTGCTGAGGCGTCGCGATGCCGGATCCAATGGGTTTTCTGTGCTTCACGACTACGAGCTTCCCGCAGATCCTCATCAGCCTTTTCGAGTGACTCGGAGTATTCATCTCCAATCCCGTAGACAGAGTTGCGTAATGTGACTCTGTCTTGCAGCATGTCATTGCGATCCCTCTTTGCGTCTATCAACAAGCGTTCAAGCTGGGACTGCATCGAATCGATCTTCGACAGGCGCTGGCCAAAGGCATCGTTAGATTTGTTTAGGGCAACTTGGACAGGATTATCGAACATACCGTCATGGTATGGATCATAAGTCACTGAACATCCCTTCTAGGAGTTCCTTATACGTGTCGGTTGCTTCGTCGAATTGCCCCACCATCGTACGTTTACGGGAGATAAGCTCAGCCATCCAAATGTCTTTGCTGTACCGAGCGATAACCCGCAGCACATGGACGGCTGTGTTACTGGTCTGACCGATGCGGCTGATTCGTGCGTATGCCTGGTCATTTTTCCCTCCGTTCCATTCCTCATCGAGGATGATCATTTGGGTAATGGCTGTTAGGTCCAGGCCCTCCCCGCCGGTCTTAAACTGCACGAGTACGGCATCCCACTTAGGTTCCTCACCGTATTCCCTGTCGAAGTTCCTTTGAATAGCTTCACGATTTTTATGTGAAGTTGCTCCTGTGTATACAGCAACTCTAAGGCCCGCCGCAGTAAGTCGACGCTCGATTTCCCCGAGGGCCTCAGTGAATTGAGAAAATACCGCGGAACGGTGGCCGGAATCGTGGAATTCCTGTACAAGCTTTGCAGCCTCGTCGATCTTGACGGACTCCTGGTAAGACTCTCCAACAGGGATAATTTCAAAGATAGGTTTTCCTGTGTCGGGGTCGACCAGTTGGTCACCATTGGGGCCAAAGAGCTTCTGCTTAATAGTGATACCGCCAGGCCAGACTGTAGCTTGACGCTGTCGGGTAATGAGAGCCAGGACTGAGGGAATGTCAACTGCCTCCCCATTCTCTCTGAGGATCTGCGCATTCTTGTACAGCATTTCTAGGATGCGGGACTGTAGCGGATATTCTTCTGGATCGAGTTCAAGCTCATGGATGATTAGTTCCTGCGGAGGTAGCACGACATCGGTGTCCTCGATGGTTCGACGCAGGTAAATCGAGCGCAGTTCCTTTGCAAGTTGCGCTGCACCGCCCTCTTTATAGACCCAGCCACCACTAGGAAGCTGTAGGCAGTAATTCCGG